TGAACCTGACACAACTACTTTGCATTTCTGCTCAGACCTAGATGAAGAATACTTTAAGCAACTTACAGCAGAGAAAAGAATCACTAAGTTTGTTAGAGGAAGAAAAACACTTGCTTGGAAGCAGATTAGACCAAGAAATGAAGCATTAGATACATTAGTATATAACTTTGCTGCTATTTATATCCTGAATCCTAACTATGATTCTATTGAAAACAAAATACTTACCCAAGAGTCAAAACCAAGAGAAAAAACACAAAATAGACCTCAAAAAGGCATAAATAGAGGAAATTTCGCTACTTCTTGGAAATAATTGCACTTTTTTTACTTATTTTATATACATTTATATATTTATATGTGTATAATATGCTTATGTTAAACAAAAAGGAGTCAAACATGAAACAATTAAATAAACAACAACAAAAAATAGTAGACAAATTATTTGCAAATTTAGAGCATAACTTTTGGTCTGCTGATTTTGTAAGATTGCCACAAAATAGAACTTTAATTAAATTATTAAATGAATTAAATATTTCAAATAGTTCAAGAATTACTGACGAAAAAAGATTTAGCAAACCAGCAGGTTTTGTATACACAACTGGTGGTGGTGGAAGAACTTACACAAGTCATGAATTAAAAGTTTCATCTGTTAATTTAGAACTTACTTCAGAAAACAGACATAGATGTCAACAAGGTGACCATGCTTCAAAAATTATTGCCTTGATTCATTGTAATGGTTTTGATTTACAAAATAAAATTACTGATGAACATAAGCATTTAGAAATAAGAGAAGCTATAGAAATGTTTAACAAGAATAATAAAAAATCAGCATAATCCCACCAAAATCACAAAAGGCTCTTAATTGAGCCTTTTTTATTTTTTCCCTTTTTAATATTGACAATAGCCTAATGCACATTAGTGTTAGATGTAGATATATCTAAAACATTTATGAGGTTTTTGCTTGAGCAACAAATTTGATTCAACAAATTATCCACCCCAAGTTCCTACTGAGCTTCAGTTGGGAGATTTTTGGGCATGGAAAAGAGAAGATTTAGCAAATGACTATCCAGTAGCAGACTATTCACTATCTTATGAATTTAATTTAGTTGATGGTGCTACAGCTTCTAATTTTACATTAACAGCAACAGAGTCAGGCGATACATATATTATCGAAGCTACTAACACATCTTCTTACACAAAAGGTAATTACAACTGGGTTTCTTACATGACTAGAAGTTCTGATTCTGCAAGAGTCAAACTTGAAGAGGGTTTTGTAGAAGTTCAAGATAATTATGCAACTACAACTGCTTCAGTTAGAAGTCATGCAAAAATTGTTTTAGATAGCATAGAAGCAGTAATTGAGAACAGGGCAAATATTGACCAATCATCTATGTCTATAGCTGGAAGGTCATTATCAAGAATGTCTATAGATGAACTATTAACTTTTAGAGATAGATACAAAGCTGAATATCTTAAAGAAGTTAAAATACAAAGAATTAGAAATAAACGTGGGTCAGGAAATACTATCAAAGTAAACTTTGGTAAAGTTGCTGGCTCAACTCCTAAGAGCTACACATAATGGCATGGTATAACAGAATATTAGGCGTAAATGAGCCTAAGAAAAAGAAAAGACAAGCATACAGAAGAAGCTACACTGGTGCTAATACTGGAAGGTTGTTTGCAGATTTTGTTACCACATCTACAAGTGCTGATGCTGAAATAAAAGATAACATAAGAATACTTCGCGATAGAGCGAGAGAATTAGCAAGAAACGATAGCTATATTTCAAGATATCTAAACCTGATGATATCTAATGTTATCGGTAAGCATGGCATAAGAGTTAGCTCTAAGGCTAGGAACGATAATGGTTCACTAGACATTGGAGCTAACCTGCTCATTGAACGTGCTTGGAAAGAATGGGGTCAAGTTGGAAATTGTACAACTAATGGAAGATTATCATTCTTAGATTGTCAAAAAATATTTGTTGAATCGCTATGTAGAGATGGTGAAGTATTAATCAGGAAAATAAAAGATAGCAATTCGCCTTTTGGTTTCCAGTTACAGTTTTTAGAAGCAGACCATTTAGATGAAAATAAAAATGATGTTTATAAAGCTACTGGCAATAGAATCAAAATGGGTGTTGAAGTAGATAAGTATGACAAACCAGTTGCTTATCATTTATACAAAGACCATCCTTACGATAGAGTTTATTTAAGTCAAGCACAACACATTAGAGTTCCTGCTGATGAGATTATCCATGCTTACCTACCTACTAGAGCAGAACAAACTAGAGGTGTTTCTTTGGTTGCTACATCAATGGCTAATGTAAAAATGTTAAATGGTTATTTAGAAGCAGAGATAGTTGCAGCAAGAGTTGGTGCATCTAAAATGGGTTTCTTTACCTCGCCTGATGGTGATGGTTATGTTGGTGATGGTGAATATGAAGATACCTTTAACCCAACAATGAACGCACAGGCTGGTGTATTTGAACAATTACCTGCTGGAATGGATTTTAGAAGTTTTGACCCAACACATCCAACATCTGCTTTTGAATCTTTTACAACCAGTGTATTAAGAAGTATCGCATCAGGTTTAAATATTTCTTATCATTCATTATCAAACGACTTAACTTCAGTTAATTATTCTTCAATAAGACAAGGTGCTTTAGAAGATAGAAGTATGTATCAGATATATCAACAATTTGTAATTGAGCATTTTGTAAACCCAGTATTCCAATCTTGGTTAGAAATGTCTATATCTACTGGATATATCAACTTGCCTATGAGCAAATATGATAAATTCGCTAGATCAATAAATTACATACCTAGAAGTTTTGCTTGGATTGATCCTTTAAAAGAAATGCAAGCAAATGTAATTGGTTTACAAAATGGAACACTTACTTATGCTGATATTAGCAGTTCATACGGAAGAGATACAGAAGAACTTTTTGAACAACATCAAAAAGAAATAGAATTAGCCAAACAATATGATATTGAATTAGCTTATCAACCATTTGGTCAGAAGAATCCTGTAGATGCAAAAATACAGGGTGGAGATGACGAAGATGAGTAAGCCAACTCAAGGAATGAAGGAAGAGGCTAGAAAAGGATTAGACTGGCGTAAAGAATATGGTAGGGGTGGAACTAGAATTGGAGCTGAAAGAGCAAACCAAATCTTAAATAATGAAAATCTTTCTGATGAAACTATTAAAAGGATGTATAGTTTTTTCAGTAGACATGAAGTAGATAAAAAAGCAGAAGGTTTCAGACAGGGTGAAAAAGGCTATCCATCAAACGGAAGAATAGCTTGGGCTTTATGGGGAGGAGATGCTGGATTTAGTTGGTCAAGAAAGCTAGTTAATCAAATGAAAAATGAAGAAGATAGAGCCATGCCTGATGGACTTAAGGTTGGCGATTTTGTAAGTTGGAATAGTTCAGGTGGTAGGGCTAGAGGTAAAATTATTAAAATTGAAAGAGATGGAACAATTAATGTTCCTGATAGTGATTTTGTAATTACAGGAACTTCTGATGATCCTGCTGCATTAATACAAGTTTATAGAAGTGGTGAACCTACAGATACTGAGGTAGGACATAAGTTCAGCACTTTAACAAAAATTAATCCCATTAGGGATTTAAACGATTTCAATTCTAATGAATTGGAAAAACATCCTTTATTAAAAAATGAAGAGGAGAAATCTATGAATAAAGAAGATAGACATATCCTTAATGTGAGTGAAACTGATGATAAAGTTATCGTTGAATTTGCAAAGCATGAGGATGTAGAACATGAAGGTGAAGAAGTAGAAATGACTGAAGAAGTATCTATGATTCATGAAGATGAAGAAAGAAAAGTAATTGATATGCCTATGAAATATAGAACTATTGATTTATCTAAACATTCTTATCTTGATGAAGAAAAAAGGGTAGTTCGCGTAGGAGTTTCTTCTGAAGAACCTGTAGAACGTAGTTTTGGCATGGAAGTGCTAGGACATTCTGCTGATGATATAAACATGGAGTTTATAAATTCAGGCAGAGCACCATTATTGCTTGACCATGATATGACTAAGCAAATTGGTGT